TGCGATCTCTGCGCAGAGATTGCTCTGGCGTATTGGTGCCAGCGCTTCAATGAACGCACCGTGTTGGTTTGTGTTGTCAACGTTCTGTAGATAGATGCGCCCAGTATCCTTGCGCTCCTGCATAAAGCTGCTGAAAAGATCAATGGCCTTTACGGTCTTCTTGCGCAGCTTCTTGTTGCGCTCTGCTGCTTCATATATGGTGCGAAACTTGTCTTGATCAGCAAAGAACGCATCATAGAGGCCTGGCACATCGCTAGGTGAGAACAGGGTGATGTCGCCGCCTTGGATCAGTCGTTCATAGAACAGCTTGCTGAACTGCACGCCATAATCCAAGTGGCGTATGCGATTGTCCTCTGTACCACGATTGTTCTTAAGCACCAGTAGATCTTCTACTTCTAGGTGCCAGATCGGATAGTACAGAGTCGCTGCTCCGTTGCGCACACCACCCTGGGAGCAAGACCTGGTGGCTGCTTGGAACAGCTTGAAGAATGGTACCACGCCAGTGTGGCTGGCATCGCCGTTGCGAATAGGCGAACCTATGGCGCGGATACGGCCTGCGCCAATGCCAATGCCAGCCTTCTGGCTAACATACTTCACGATGCTGCTGGCAGTTGCGTTGATGCTGTCGAGGCTGTCATCAGTCTCGATCAAAACGCAAGATGAGAATTGGCGCTGCGGTGTGCGCACGCCCGCCATGATTGGTGTTGGTAGGCTGATGTCGTGCCTGCTGATGGCATCATAATAGTCATGTATCACGTTCAATCTGGTCAGCTTATCATGGCGAATGAACAGCGTGGCTGCGATCAGCGCATAGGCCATCTGAGGGGTTTCCTTGATCTCGCCAGTGACGCGATTCTGCACCAGATACTTGCCGCGCATCTGCTCCATGGCTACGTATGTGAGGCTAGCATCGCGCTCGTGATCGATGAAGCGATTGATCTGATCCCATTCAGCTTCAGTGTATTCTTCCAGCAGCTGGCGATCGTAGAATCCCTCATCAACGTTCTTCTTGACCAAATCGAGGATGTGCCAAGGCTTGTAATCACCATAGACTTCCTTGCGAAGATGGTAATTGACGAGACGTCCAGCAACGTACTGATAATTCGGAGTTTCTTCAGAAATGAGATCAGCAGCTGCCTTGATCAGCGTTTCCTGCACGTCCTGCGTCTTGATACCGCTGTAGAACTGTATCTGGCTCTTGATCTCAACTTCGCTGGCACTGACGCCAGTGATGCCTTCAGTTGCCCAGAACACTACTCTGTGCATTTTCTCTAGATCTAGTGGCTCCTTCCTCCCGTCTCGCTTGGTTACTAATATGTCGTTTCTGGTGGTGGTGGCCATGATCATCTCTCTATCTTTCCCTGCTATTGTATGGTGGACTGTTGCTTTCAGCAACGGTATATTTAACGTTGTTACCGTATTATGACAACACTATAATGTTGCGAAAATACCCGCAAATCATTGGAAAAATTACCAAAATACGGCATGTCTAACCTCAAATCTTTCCAGCGCGTGTACCATGTTAACTTCTTAACGCGCCTGAATATTTCGTTGAAATCTTTGCCCAATATCTTAGCATCAGACCTGATGCGAATGGACTATAGATAGTTCTATCTCAGCGATACTGCGTTTTCGCAAATCATATTTGTACGTATGCATTATGAACAGATCTGGTATTGATTGAATATCTATGACCCGATTGGCATCATATCCGATCGCCCATCTATCATCTACCACACATACCAATCCTTCCCATGCCAACGACGATTGTCTCACCATCGACAATCTCAATCTTGCCGGGTCAATGCTGCGCTGACCACAAAGCATGAGGGTATAAAACATACCAAGGCTGAGACTGTTCTTATCTAGTATCTTGTTATCCAACAATGACCAAGCATCTGGCCAATTTGATGGATCTAGATAATCTAGATAAGGTTTGCTAGTCGGAGCCTGATTCCAAAAATCAGATACTGTCTGTAATTGCGCGATTAGATCAGTTTCTCCGTCAAATGAACTGCGGAGATCTTTCCAACGTTGTCTTAACTGTTGCGAATGCAGCAAGAACGGATTATGCATATACCTTAATTATTTTACGATTGCCATACCGTTGTGATATAGTTCATGACGCCAGCTGTGCTACCCGAACTAGTGTATAAGATTTCTATCATATTACCTGTAACAGTCGCAGAGAAAGTGATAGATGCAGCATTATTCAATTGTACGCTGCTGTCGCTAAGCTGTGCGCTCGTACCATCAGAAGTTATAGTCAAAGTACCTGATCGACGATAGGTTCCCATGGATATGCTGTATTTCAATTCCCCAAAGAAGCTGCTCAAACCAATCGTGCTATAGTTAATACCTGTTGCTGCATTGACTGCGGCATTGCTCAATGTTACTGACAATGGTATCGGAGTGTTGTTTACCAACCCAGATTGCTGAGCATCAAATATCAAATTGCTGCCTGGATTGCCGTCGTGTATGCGACCAGCCTGAGTGGTAGCACTAAACACGTCGCCGATGCTAGAGCAGCTAGTGGTGTTGCTGGTCCAATATATAGACGGAACACCTGCTGTTGCACCAACATTGGTATAGAAATTATTGAGACTGTTTACACCGCGATTATATGTTCCTACATATAACCCATAGCTGCTGATGCTGTTGAATTCACAGGTGTTGATCTGAACGTTGCTTGGACCATTTGACCCACCTGCTAGGTAGATGCCACTGTAGCAAGATGCTATATGAGACCCTTCAACATCTACACGTACGATCGGATCGCTGCTAACTATGGCATTGCTGCAGTTGAATATACAGGTATCAATTATCGCTATATCAGACACTACTATGGCATTACCAAGGCTTTGTATTGAAATACCAGGTGACGCTGTGCTAGGCGAATTACCAACTATCCACCCACCGCTGATCCTAATGCTATTCAGTTGGACAGCATTACAGCGTTGTAGACTGATTACTGAGTTAGTTGGATCACTGCTGCCATCTACGTTCATACCATTGACGTTGATGCTAGTTGGCAGTACAGCACCATTTGTACCTATGTTAGCGCCAGTCTGCCCCAAGCTATCAGCTGTTGCGAAGACAGGACCAGTTGATCCCGGCATCAAGGTTACGTTGGTCCTATTGACGCCTTCTCCTGTTAGTGTAATGTATGGCAATAGCTTGATAGTATCTGACACAACATAAGTGCCAGCCGGAAAATTGATGACATTCCTGCTGCTGAAAACAGCAGCATTGCTATTGGAAATCCTTGCCCATTCGTCATTGATAGCAGCTTGGATGGCAGCTGTGTCATCTGTAACACCATCTCCCACTGCGCCGTAATCTTTCACATTCAACGTGTCATCTAATATGCTTGCTAGGGTTCGGGTTACAGAACCGGTAGCTGGTACACCAGTGTCTCCTTGATAAACGTGAGTGATGATCTCATCGTTGGGACTCCATTGTGTCAATATCTGGCTATTACCAGTATATGTGTTACCGTTACCGATGAATAGCTGCCTGGTATCGAGACACCAACCAAATTCTGCCTCATTTAGATTAGCTGGGAGATCAGCAAAGAGGCCTCTACGTTGCTGTAGGCGACTGATTGAAACTATGGCCATCTAAGGTTTATCTCCAGTGAACAGAGATATTTATCTTAGTCAATCATGCTACAGTTTGGACAAAATGCGGTTCATATTCGTATAGATCGCATTGGTGTTGAGGAATTGGATGTGTTTCGAGATATTGGATTATTTGATGAACAGGATGACCCATATGCATCGCGGCGCACTGTCCCCAGACTTTGGTGTTGGAGGCCCGATCATGCACACCGATCAGCAATGACAGCAGGCTCTGCTGTAGGTGCGCTATCCCGTATTTCAATATGTTCCGCCTGAAAAAGAATATGTTATTGATCCAAATGAGATTGGCGTTGCTGTTGCGGTCGACTAGATTGTCTAACAGCGTTTGATGATAGCTCACTATATCAAAATGATGGTAACGATGCTCAAGGGCTTGGAACACCTTCCAGTAGCTTACCATGTTTTCGTGTGTACCAAAGTATTCTTCTATTTCTTTGATCTGACGCACACTGCATTCTGGTATGGTTTCATCTGACAGCTTGTTTCCCCAACAATAGACATCTTCGCTGTGGCAGTTCTCGTCATATGATCTTACGAACTGGTAAAAGTCCTCGCCATCCCACTGCGAATGTATATGTTTCCATAGATCCAACGATTGTTGGTTGCGATCAAAAGTATCTATGCGACAATCACGCGGAGCACCTCGCATATACCATTCAACGAACGATTTGAATCCGCTAGCAGTGGTCCATATAGATCCCGGTACTATATGACAGTCGTTATACCTTAGCTTTCCGGTATTGAAGATAAAAATAGCGTTAGGCGAATCATCTCTGATCAACCAACGCATCCAATCTATGAATTTTTGTTGAGATTCGTTTTCAAATTCATCGATAGCTGCGTCTGGGTCAATTCGCAGCAGTTTTATCGCAGCTGCGAGTTTATCCCCGCGATCGTCTGGATACACATAGAGTTTCTCCTTGCGTATTTTAATAGGGAGATTGACCACATCAATGTCATTCTCTAGCGATTTTGCGATGATGTTCCAACCAAATCTGCGCTTGTCTGTCGTTATCATACCACTATCGCGAGATACCCAAAGCGGTGTATAGTCATCGTGTATGTTGTCGCCGCTACGACGGTAGGCCGGAAGATCCTTGTCCTCACGCTCTCGATATCCGATATCTGGTCGTCCGTAATCTTTCCAACGATTTAGATTTATTGCTAGGGTTTGTTCGTGTAGATAAGGGTATTGGTCGTCTGGATGTAGTAATATGTGTCCAGAAATCAGCCAGTCAGATCTGCAGTGTTCATGCCATGCGGTGTCCAACGCATAACTGCGACGTATCATCGTCCCGCTAGCATAAATCACCAGATGCGTGCATTCGTTGCTATCTGCCGCGTCTGCGATTAGTTTCATTATATCACTATGCACGAAAGGTACTATGACACTATCTGTGCTAAAATCTATATCTTTCAGCAGATCACATACTTCTGAGTCATAGGTATCCTGACGGTTCCAAATCGCATATCTGACTTTAATCACCTGCATCACAGTCCTTTAGAGCATTGTAGCTGTCTACTATGTATCTTGCCCAAGACGCACTCCTGCTACCATGCACGATGATATGGTATCTATCTTGATCGCTATTGTTGTAAACGGCATGTTGATAACCGACTGCTAACATGTTAGCGGTACCACTTGAAAATGGCACTAGCCCCCAGTCTTCCATAGCAAAAACACAACCATCTGGATTGTTCAATGCTATGTTTACAGGTCCAAGTTGTTTCCAATCAACATCTTGGTGTGGCAGTATATAACCGCCAGGTTCCAATAGCATGAAACGCACCCTTTCATACCATTCATAGCCAAACACTGCACTAAAAAATTCCGTAGATACTGGACAAAACTTGCTGATATCAGTCCAACCATATGGAGCAGTTTCTCTATCACGGAATCCATACCTATCATGATTCTCGGTATGCACGCTGCTGATCCCATGGAGACACAAGCTGCGCCAACCTTGATGATTCCCACCTGCTCTATGATAAACAAAGAAGTCTCTTAGCTGTTTTGCCTCAGCTAACATGGCTTCGTGTGGTATATCAAAAGGTAGACCTAGTGTTAGATATCCAAACGCAGCACGTATGGCAGCAGCTGTTGGCTCTGTTAGATGAGGAATTACAGGTTGATGATGTCTCCATCTTTCGATGAATCCCTGCAGTGTATCTATATCATGCATGTGTCATATCCAGAGTTACTGCACACGATACAATCAGAACACAAATCTCTCGTAATAATCAGCTACCTTTTGGCTCCAAAGCAGCGTGCTTTCTTCAAACTCGTGCCCGCTCCACACGAACTTCTGGAACTCACATTCCCTGCTGACCATGAATACCACAGTGGTATCAATGTTTGTACCATGTATGTTATTGTGTGCCATAGCATAAGCTGCCAGCTGCAGTCGATAATCTTCTACCCATTCACGCTTCTTTGGCTTGATGGTGGTCTTGAAATCCATGATAGCTGGGCGGCCCATGTACATGCCAACCAGGTCAGTGGTTCCTGCCCAGAGGTTCTCATAATAGAGATGGCTTTCAACACCCCACACTTCGTCAACATCGATCAGTCCTTCGGCTATGATGGTATCAGCCATGCGCTGTGCCATTAAGCGTCCATAGTTGTTGCCGCCCGGTCGTTGCTCACCTAGCACATATGCTTCAAGGTGAGCATGCATGGTTGTGCCCAGCCCTGCGGATTCTTCCGTGATCTGCTTGGCTTTGTCCTCACCAATGCGCTTCTTCCACGCGATGAGATGCTTCATATCCTTGGTCTTGCTGAGGATCGTAGTCACGCTGGGAATCTTGTTGCCCACATCATCCACATACACTCGGCCCTGTCCGCCGCCATCTTGCCTGTCTAGTTTCTTATACGTGTATATGGGATTATATTTCATCTGAGCCTCATGGTTAGACTCAAGTTTAGCCGCAAACTTCAGCTTTGTCTAGCTAACTCGGGATGGTATTTGGCTATCATCATGTCTGCCAGCAGTTCTGCGCGGGCAGCTGACGCAGCTTGATCGCCTTGCTTCTTAATGTTCTTGAGACCTAATTTCACGTCTGGTTTCTCTGGTAAGGCATCTATCTGTTCTATGGTCATGTCATGTGCTCTGGCAACCAATGCCTGCACATGCGGCTTCTTGCTTTTCAACAGGAACGCTTCTGGTCCGTGTAGAGTGCTGCGCATTATTCGTGAACCGTGTCGCTCTTGCCTGGGCCAACATTGTCTGTGATATGTATGCGTTTGCCGTTGGCCAAGTAATCATAGATAGCGCACAGTATGCAATCATTGTCAAAAGTCTGTGCATCAACAAATTCGCCATGAGCAGACACTGCATTGCCGTTGCGCATTATGCTGGGCAGCATCCTGGTTAGATCTGCAGCTAATCCGTCATGCATCTGCCTGAGGTCGTCTTGTGGGATCTTGTCTCGTTTAACGGCTTTTTTGACCTGTTTAAGCACGTATTCTAGTGCAGCTTGATCGGTTTGCACTGCTGCGCCTTTGACCCCATGCGGCTCCATCATTAGATACAGCGTCTTATGTCTTAGATCGTCTGCTTTCATGGTCTCACCACTGCACGTTCCACTGGAACGTCCTGTTAGTGTTTGGGTTAGTCTGCTGCGTGATGGTATAACCAAGATTTTGGAAATAGTTGATTATAGTACCCATCTGATCCGCATACGGGCGTGTTAGATTAGGATCCAGCGCGTTACCGCCTTGCGAAACCAAGTAGTAATCATAGCTAGCAGGATATCCTATCACGCTCATGGTTCCTGCTCCATAACCAATTGTAGCTGTAGCTGTTGCTAGGTTACCGTTGAGATTTTGCGGAGCGCTGATAGTTACCGTAGGAGCAGATTGATAACCCTGTCCTTGGCTGGTTATAGCAATGGTGCTGATGCTAAATCCTATGATTGGTGTTGTGCTGGGCTGTATCGGTTGCGTGGTTTCACCTGCGCCTGCTACTACATTTACCTGAGGTGCGCTGCTGTAATCCTGCCCACCGTTGGTGACCACGATCTGCTGTATACCAGTGCTGTACAAGCTGACATTGGCTGTGGCAGCACCATCTACGGCAACTGTGGGTATGCTAGTGTAATTGGTACCTTGATTGGTTATGGTCAAGCTGGCAATTGGCGTAGGAGTCAAGGCTGCTGTTGCTGCTGCGCCCGTACCGTCGCCAGTTATTATTACCAACGGAGCCTGTACATATCCCTGTCCGCCATCAGTTACCGTGATGCTCTGCACTTGACCGCCCACAACGGTAGCTGTACCTGTTGCATAAATTCCAAACTGCGAATCAAATGTCACGTTAGCATAGCTATAACCACTTCCGGTATTGCTCATGTTGACAAATTGCACGCTTGTAGCTACAAGATTTGCGGATGCGGTTGCTCCGGATCCGCTGGTTATGTAAATGTTAGGTGCTGCATCATAACCGGTACCCGGAGCAGATACGACCACGTTGCTGACACTGCTACCACTGAGCAGAGTGTATGCGCTGGCCCCATAACCAGTGCCGTCGCTGGGAGTGATCACCACTGTAGGTGGTTGTGTGTAGCCAGTGCCGCCCGATGATAGCTGTATTGAATTGATGCCAGCTGTGAGATTGAAAGCTGCTGCTTGACCCGAACCGCCAAATGCCGCATTGCCCTGCATGGTTGGCAATATGCTATAAAGTCCGCTGGTCGTTAGGGTGTAATTTACGATAGAGCCAGCAGAATCAACCACGTTAACCGTGATAGTAGCTGACGCAGATCCTTCGCCTCCGGATATGATCAGTGTGTCACCTACCACATATTGGCTGCCTGCACCACCCGATGTCAACGTTGCGGTCAATATCTGCATGTATACGGTGCTAACCGTAGCGCCAGATCCAGCAGCTTGGATGCTCACGTTGGGTGTGTGCGTATATGTGCTGCCGCCATTGGTAAGCAATGATATGTTACCTACTCCGGTAGGTTGTAGATAGGCAGTAGCTTGCGCTCCGCTGCCGCTGCTTATCGTTATCGTTGGTTGTGATGAAAATCCCATACCCGGAGCTGACATGAAAATGTTGTTGACAGTTCCAGCTGATAGAGCAGTATAAGCAGAAGCACCAACGCCGCCCCCGCCAGATATGGTTACCAACGGTGGAGCTGTATACTGCTGCCCAGGTGCTGACAACGCGATGTTACCTATGCCCATGCTGAGATCTAGGGTAGCACCTGTGCCGCCGCCAGGACTGACGCTGGTAGCTACGTTGCCCAATGAAGGCAATACTGAATATAATCCCGGTGATGTAAGCGTAACTGTCTCAACAGCACCGCTGCCTATAGTGCTGGTGATGGTAGCCTGCGTAGCAGTACCTGTACCACCTATCACGCTTAGCACCTGCCCTACAGCATAATTCTGACCACCTTGGTTAACAGTAGCCGTAACAGCGATAAATGACGCAGCTCCTGCTGTTGCTCCGGATCCCTGTCCTACGATTTCAACAGTTGGAGGATAGTGATAGCCATTTCCATTGCTGCCAGTGGCGATATAGCTTATCTGACCATACGGTGCTAGATATGCTTGCGCTGTTGCTGCTACAGTTGCGTTGCCGCCTGAGATGGTCACAGTAGGAGTTGCCGAATAGCCGCCGCCTTGATTGGTCAAGTTGATGCTGTTGACACCACTGCTGAGACTGATGTTCACTGGTCTTTTGGCCAATGCTGCTTGCTTGGTAGCTGCCAGCTGGATGTCATTTTGATCAACGTATATCACATAATATAGCGTGCTAGTTGCCAGCGGGCTAGGTAACTCGCCTGTGCTGTTTACAAACACAGCATCGCCAGTGTTCCAAGGATGATTCGGAATCTCAAAAGTGCTGGTCGAATCATTGATGCTGTTTACAGCGGCAATCACCCCGTAGTTTTGCGTCATCGTCGTGCCGTCGTTGACCAGGGCGTTATAGAAACCAGTACGCACTGCTTCGAGAATCGCAGCAGAAATAGCAGTACCTTCATCAAACACCACTCGTTCGCGTATTGGATTTTGTCTAGCATCAGCAGCTGTAATGAAGATGCTGTTGGCTGTGGTGGTGTAATTAGTTGGCATCTTTTACGCCCTTCCTAGCTGCCTTGGCAGCCATCTTGCTGACCTTGTCTTCACTGTTATCGAGTTCGTCATCAGATGCTTCGCTGTCAGGCAGGTCATCCTGCTGCAGTATCACTTCTTCAGGTGTGATTCGTTTCACGCCGCTCTTATTTTCGAGACTGTCCATGACCCAACGTGGGTTGGCATCGAATCCTTGATTGTGCAGCACGCTTAGGATCTCGTCCATGGGTATGCTGCCTTCATCTTTGCTACGATAAACGCTGATGAGATCAAGCATGGCGTTTTCTGCTTCTTCTGGGCTGCTGGGCAGGCTAGATATCTCGCTGTATCTCATCAGTGTTCACCAATTCACTTGGCTGCTGCGCGGTCAAAGTGCTCTGGGTTGATCAGAGCAGGCTTCAAACTATCATTCAGCTGTGCCCAATAATCACGTGCCTTTTGATCTTCGAAGAACTTGGTCTTGCGCTTGCCCTGTGATTCATACATCACACCCCATGGCTTGGTAGCCTTGGCTTTTTCAAACCTAGCTGCCTTGCGTTCTTCCTTGATCACTGCCAGCAGCTTAGCATTGCTGTCTGCTTCAAGAACACGTATCTGATTGTTGAGATCAGCTGCCATAGCTGTGACTTCTGCTATCTTCTTTTCAAGCAGGTCGCCTTCGAGACCTTGTCCAGTCTTGAGCAGATCCTTGACCTTACCTTCGGTAACGCGCTTTGAGAACTGCTTGCGATGTTCTGCGAGATCAGCTTCATACTTGCGCTTGCCGCGCATGGCCTTCTCGACCAACTTACCGAGGCGTGCGATGCTCTCATCAGTACCTTCGATCTTCTTGCCGATCTCATGAGCCTTCTTTACGACCTTCTTAGGGAGGTTGTGAGCAGGCTTGTCTGGGTTGAGACCAGCTTCTTTCTTGGCCTGCCACATGCCTATAGCAAATGGGCTACGGCTCTTCTTAGCAGCTTCTTCTACGCCTTCTTTCTTGATCTTGCCAAACTTGTCTTTTTGTTTGGCACGGATAGCAAAGTCGATCTGCTTGACAGTCTTCTGTTCAGCAGCACTGCGCTCTTCCTTGTCCATTAGCTTCTTCTTCTTGGCCTTGAGATCAGCTATGGTATAACCGTCCCACTTGCCCTTGTCCTTCTCAGCAGTGTGCATCTCAGTGCCCCACTTTTCGGCTACCTTCTTGCGACCTTCTGCTAGACCCGGAATCTCTTCTTCACCTGGTTCTGTCTTCTTGGCTCGACCCAGAGGTTCATTACCGCCTGCTGCTGCTGGCATGGTACCCGTGCCATCGCCGGCACCAACTTCTGCCTCATCACCTGCTGGTGCCATTGGTAGATTTTCAAGATCGCTAGCACCTTGACCCGGTATGCCGCCACCTTGTAGAGCAAGAACTGCGTCGTCGCTCTGATCCTTAGCAGTCTGAACGCTCTGCAGCAGATCTTCCAGCTGCTGCTTCATCACTTCGTTGTAGGCATCGGCAGCTTCTGGGCCAAACTGTGTCTTCATGGTATCAACCAACGGCATGAGGTCATCTACACCCATACGTGCTACCTTCTCTGCCATGCTCTGTAGGTCGTCGCTGATGCTCTTAGCAGCAATCAGTGTCTGTGCCTGCTGTAGATCCTGTTCAGGAGTCTCAGCAGCTTCGCGCAGCATGCGAGCTACCAAACCATAACGGCTTTCTTCCATGCCCACATCTTCACTTGCATGCTTCTCGAACTGCTTGTAATCCAAGAAGTGTTTGGCACCACTGATAGCGCCGCTGGCCTTGGTCAGCTTCATGGCTACCCAACCTTCGAGATGGTCACCTGGCTGTATCATGTGGAACAGTTTCATGCTGTCTTCAACGATGCTGAGCAAGTTCATGCGTGCAATGCTGCCACTGGTCTCGCCTAATTCTTCATCGTCGCTACCAACATCTTCATCATCCATGCTGTAATCGGGCATAGGAGCATCTTCGCCCAGCACACCCGGTTCTGCGTGCATGTAATAATCCATGTAGTGGAATATCTTATCAAGCATGCTGGCTGCGTTGGTTAGGTTAGCTGCTATCCAAGGCTCAATCTCTTCGTCCTTGTTGATCATCTTCAGCATGTCCATGCCATACTTTACGTTGCGATATAGCTCGCTGCGTGCCATGCTGGCCTGGTAATCGTGGCTTTGCATATGATCTTCGTTGATGGCTTGGCCAATCTTGCTCTTCATGGTTTCTGTTACCTTATAGTTCTTGCCATCAACCTCAAACTCGTCCTTGCCTGCCGCCTTAGCTGCTGCTAGAGCACCAGTAAACTCGTTGCCTTCATCCGTGATCTCTTCGCTGGCAATATTCTTTACCTTGCCGCCGCGCTGTAAGAAATCCTGCATTGCATCAGTGGCTAGAGCTCTAAGCTCTTCTTTGCTATTGCCGTCGCCTGGAGTTCTATCTATCCGGTGTAGCTTACGATCTCTATTCATCTTAGAATCTGCCCAGGTGCGTGCTGCTCTAGCCATAGCTCTCGGAGACGGCATCTCATCTAGTGTTTCTCCACCTGCTACACCATATTTCTTCATCAGTGCTGCTAGCTCTGGATCCATGTCTTGTGTTGCTGCACCAGCATCTGCCATGTGTGCTACAGTTTCTTCAGCAACTGGTGCGCTTTCTGCTGTCTTCTTGGCATGATGCTTGTCGTACATCTTGTGGCCCATGCGCAATGCCATGAGGTTTTCTTTGGCCTGCCTGCGATCATCTTCATCGTCGTTCTTGTCACCAATGCGTGCTTCGTAATAGGCTATCAAATCTTTCATAGTCTTTGGCGCAAATGGCTGGCCTATGCGCACTAGATCTTCACCAACACGTCCAAAGCTGTTTAGCATTGCTAACAGCTTGTCATCATTGGTGTTGGCCTTCTCAGCAAAATTCATCATCCAACGTCCGACCTTAGTAGCATGATTCTCGTTAAGAGAAACATCCTCGCTCTCACGAAGATGCTTAGGACGGCGTCTCGGAGCTATCTCTGTGAGGTACAGGCGCACAGCTTCCATTATCAACATATGCTTGGTATATGTTGGATTGTTATGCCAGCTGTTGAAAGCGCTCTCGCTGACAATGCTATTTTTTAATATCTCGCTGCTATCATACAACGCAGAAAGTTCATCTATGGCTGACTCATCTAAAGTGAGCTCAGTATCATATACATGCTTTAGCGTGTGGGTAATCTGTGCGAGCCTGTGCTCTGCGCTTGTTTTCACGTCATCAACGAACATGGAAACCTCTCCCGGCCAGCCGGCCATATTGCTTGGATTGCTGGTATTTATTTAGCTATAGCAGGGAGGGAAAAGTGAGTTATTAGAGGCTGAAACTGGTACCGCAACCGCAGGTGCTAGCAGCTTCTGGTATGTCTATAGTGAAATAGGCACCTGCTAGATCAGTCTTGTAATCTACCACAGCATTGTCAAGCATATCGTAGCTGATGCTATCGATGATCACTGGACCTGTAGCAGTATCAATAACCATGTCATTTGATTCGCGAACGATTGTCCAACTGAAGCGTTTTTCAAAACCATTGCAGCCGCCGGCGATGATCTCTATCCTTGGATCGCCCGCGGTTGTAGCACGCAGCTGACCAAAACGTTCTATGGCTTTATCGGTTAGCTTTACTGGCATCTTCAAGTATCGCCTTTATGTCACGCTTTACGGTACCGGCGGTGTCCAGAGCCTTCTGGAATTTGGTAGCGTAGATATCTTCCTTGATCATGTCACCGCGCTGAGCCGCACGCTTCTGTGCTTGCTTGCTGCTCATGGCATCTATCTTGCAGCTGGTGTAGTGATCGTCTAGCTCAAATAATCTGCGCACAGTTGGGTTATTTACATACTTGTGGTTGTTTAACATCTTAACAGTGGCAAGAGCCACTTCATATAGAGTGATATCGTTGGCAATTACTGTACCCGTACCAGTGTGTTCCACGCTGTAATATTGCTTACCAGCAGCACGTTGCTCATTGAGATGAATCTCAATCTTATATTCACCTACGCTCACACCAGTTGTATCACGACGTGTTTTAGCAGCTAGTTTGTCGTCTGGGCTGCTTTCCATTATAACTTCGTTAGTGACCTTGTTGAGGCTATCAAGCACTCTGGCCATGGCATGTATCTCTGCTTGACTAGGACTTCCTGGCCCACCGTCGTTGCTGAGGCTTTCGGTGATTGTTTGCGAACCACTTGACGATGGCGGCGGTGTCTCGCCGTTCATTATGGCCATCATGCGGGCCATAGCCTCACGTTCTGCGTCTGTTACAACTGCCATCAGTCTCTCTCCACGTACTCTATTTCATTGTAGGTATAATATGTGCGGCCGTCAATAAACGCACGATCAAGCACACCGCGATGTACTAGTTGCCTAGCAAGTTCTTGTTCGCGTTCATTCAGTTCCTTGCGCGGTAACGGCCCATCGTGGCCCCGTACTCTCTCAGATACCAAGAGTTCGTCATTGCTGACAGGTACCATTAATCCGCCTGTTATTTCAAGGAACTTCATTCTGTTGGTGCCGTCCCTGCTGCTGCCGGCGCTGCTTTGGCCTTGGTCATGTCTTGTGCGCTCTTGATAAGATCCGCACCCATCACTGCCAGAGAATTCAATTCCTGTTGCTTCTTTTGACCAGCTGTGGTCTGCGGCGGATTAGCCTTAACAGCGCTGCCGATGGCACTGAGCAAGCTACCTATGACATAGAAGCGTGCTGCTTCTGCATTGCCTTTGTATTGCGGCATGTTTTCTGCCTGTGTTACCAGCTTGCCTAACATGTCATTACCCATGTCTTCTACTAGCGTTTCTTCAGCTATCACAGCGCCGCTGTTTTCTAGGCCTGCTAGCTGCATCATGCGGTTAAGCGCAGGCATGGCCTGTACTCCGCCTAGCACACCTTCTTCTATGCGCTTGGTTACTTTGGTCTCATGTACCATCTTCAGATGTCCTTTATCCATTATGCCCACAGTATTACGCGGACCTTGTGCGATTCGCACTTGGGTGATGTTGTTTTCGTATACCACCTGTTCACCAACTTCATATTGAGGTATCAAAGCAGCAGATGCGATCTCTCCTTGGCTGAGATGATGCTTCGCTTGGCGGCTGAAACGGTCTGCAGTGGTCTCATAGAGACCTTCAGAACCATTTAGATCTACCTGTGCGAACTTCTTGAGACGCCTCATGTCATCATCCTCCGAGGTTATGGTACGTATGAACTCAAGCATTGGGATCATCATACCTTGGTTTCTTTATGGGGAACAGTGGTTTAGGTAGCTTTGGTAGATCACGCTGTGGTCCAACCTCGCGATCAATTTTGGTCAGTTGATCGCCCTTGCGTACCCATGCTCGCTTGATGCGTTTCACACCTTCGAATACTTCATCTAGCAGCATAGCTTGCTCTCCTTGGTGTGATATTTAGTGCCTATTCATGCGAAAGGGCACCCGGAGGTGCCCTTTCTCATCTAGTACCCTGTTGGGTTGATCTATTAGATCAAGCCGCCTGGGAGGTTGCCAGTGAGAGCTGCCATCGTGTTGGTGAGGCTGCCGCTGCTGGTGTTCCAGGTGCTCTGGTAAGGAGCAACAGTGTTTGTCGTAGCGAACGGGCTGTTGCTGTTCTGTGTAGAACCGCTGAGGACCTGTGCGCTCTGGGTATCAAAAGCAGCAAGACCATCGAGGCCACCGTACAGCGTGTTGTTGCCGAGGATGAGGTAACCATTCTGGTTGGTGTTGTCTGCAGTGGTGTTGCCATAGTTGTTGTAACCATAAGCTTCCCAGATGTTGTTCTTTTCAGTGCTCACTGTCACGATGGTGATCGTTACACCAGTGGTGTAGCTGCTACCAAACACGCTGCTTGGTGGAGCATTGTTGTTGTAGTAACCAGCCTGTGCGAAGTAAACGCTGGTGTGTGCGTTGATGCTTGCACCGTTGATGCTGCTTGGCAGCGTGCTGATGCCAACCTGCACTGGGTTACCACGTCCTGCGAAGGTGTTCACGAGGATGTTGTAGTTCTGCTGCTGATAGAATGCATCGAGGTACGCATTGAGGCTGCTGTAAGTAACAGCTGTACCTGCACCGTTGGTCACAGTGACGTTGGTCCATGTTCCAAGGGTAGCATAGGTCTGGTAACCAGGAAGGTCAACAACTGGAGTGTCAACATTGGTCTGGCTCACAGGAACAATGGTAGCGAACGCAAACCACTGTGGCTGTCCACTGAGGAACGAACCAGCCTGGTAATTACCATTTACTTGATCGGTCATTTTCTCTCTCCTTAAGAGTTAATGCAAAATTGTTTTGCTGAGATTATTTATACCTAGAGCAATTTCACTTGCGCTTACGGGATCTCTTGGCCTTTTTAGGTTCCTCGTAGGGAATGTAGCCAAATAAGCTGGGTCTACGATTGATATTTCCCATGGGATTGGCAACGCTTGCTATGCTGCCTGCTGCAGTAGCACCACCACTGGCACTTTCTACGATGTCGAGGAACTCATCCCCTTCTTTGACTAGATCTCTGATTCTCATGTCTTGGCCGCCTTCTTCAATAGGGCATCTGCTGCTGCTATACCTGCTGCTATGGCTAGACCTTTTAGAAGGCCAAATCCACCAGTCTTATTTACAGATGCGGTCGGTATACCAGTTTCTGCATCATGTACGCCATGTAATTCATAGTTGTTGATCTTGGCAATGTGCGCCAGTTGATTTACGATATCACCCATCCTAGCTTTGGCCCGCAATGCCTGTAGCAACCTCGTGACAGTGAGACGCTTCTGTTCTGTATCTAACTGACCAGTGTCCCACTCACTACCTAAGCGTCGCACGCTGCGATAATTGCTGTTGGTGATGTGCAGCTGTTGCTCTATATTCAGCAACAATCTCCTAGCCAATGTACCATCATAATGCGCACGGTTCATAGCTGTAAGCAGCTGTCTCACGCTGGCACCATTGAAATGTACCTGATGCCAAAACAGATCATTTGCCTCTGGATGGTTCAATGCCCTGCCAACGACGCTGTCGTGGTCTTTGATCACATGGAGGAATTGATAGAGATCCGTGTTCTGGCGATCCTCGCGATCAAAATTACCATGATTCATGGTGCGGCGAGCATAGCTCTGCGCGAACGGGGCAGTCTCGTATTCACTGCGCAGGATGTGTAAGGCTATCAAGTATAAGAACGCAAGCTCTGCCATATCTTTGGCGTTGAAACTGCTGGGGTTCTTAGAACGTAACAGCTGGTTTTCGTTCAATCCATTGATCAACGACAGCTGCATCATGCTTCTTTCTTCATGAAGTGTGGACGATTCACCAACTTGATCTTGCCACTGGGTGTATCTGCTACATAACCCTCGTGACCAGGTACATCTCGTAGATCAGCTCGCACTGTGCTGCCCACCTGAGCATCCACATTGCTTTTTAAGAGGTCTTTGAGCTTGGTAAGTTGATCAGCTACCATCCATGTAGCTCCGTAACCCTTGGGATTTTCAGCGATCCAAGACAGTAGATTCTCGCGCTTGCGATCTGTCAAGTCTTTGGTATTGGTCTTGGCCCACTCTAGGAATCCATTGGCTGCGTCGTCTAGACCGTGCGTACCAGCATAGGCTCTGCTGTTCACGTATTTCTTCATCAGGTCTGGTAAATTGGTCAACTGGCGCGCAGACAAGCTTGCGGGATCCAAGAACTTGTCCATGCTAGCGCGGTTGGTGTCAATGAAATTGCTAAGAGCTTTTATAGACTTAGTTGGCAATGCTGTGCTTTCGAGATCACGTATCTCCGGTCCCATTATCACCAAGCCCGGTACTTCGTTAAGTCCGCTGCTCTGTATGTTGCCTATGGCACGCGGTTCGTGGTCTTCTTTGCTGTCAAACTTGCTGTGAACTGCTAGACCAGCGCGGCTCTTGCCGATTCGTTTGCCCAACGCGCTATCAACTGGTATGCGATAGGTTATCTTGTTTGGTTTGAATACATAGTTGCCATCTACAACTTCGGGAGTCTTGGTCCAGAGCAGATCACCTTCTAGATATCCCATCTGGTCATCTGGCATAGCATGCTCTAGCATGTTGTACAACCCAGCTATGCTCTTGGCATAATCCTGCCTGCCAGGTTCATCGGGCTTGCGCATGAATAGCATGGTGTTGAGATCACTAGCACTGCGAGGCATACCACCTGGTTTCTTGCTGCCAAACCCGCTCTTGTCAGTGACCGTAAATCCGTCCGCATCTCGACCAAATATCAAAGCCGGACTGCCATCCCATTTGATGGTTACGGTATGAGGTTGTTCAGCAGCTTGGGTCAGCGCATTAAGAGCACGCTTTGCCCCAGCTGATCCTTCTTCAAACGCTAGATCTTCAGGATGGTCAATGCGTGCCTTGGCTTCTGTGATGAACCAACCTTGTGGGATTATGATATCGCTGTGTCTCATCCGCCTGCTGCCTTGACTTTGGATATCAGCTTGGCATATTCAGGATTGTCCATGTCTGCCTTTGATATCAGAGGTTTCTTGCCTTTTGGTGCGCTTACCTTGGGTACAGCAGCTCTCTTATCAGTTGTTGTTGCGGCAGTTGCTGCAGGTGTTGGCTGCGATACTTGTCTGCCAGCGGGGACACGAACTCTTGGCTTTTGCGGTATTGCCACCTTGGCCTTGAGATCCTGTAGATATTTGAAGGCAGCTGTTTTACCGTCCTTGGCAACTATGGCATTTACCTTGGCATCCAATGCAGCATTACCGGTTTTTATGCCCGGACTTGCTTGCGCAGTGGCCTTGAGATCCTGTAGGTATTTGATTGCAGCGTCTTTGCCATCCTTGGCTAGCAATGCGTTGACTTTGTTATCCAGCTCAGCATTACCAGTCTTGACGCTGGGCGCGGCGGTTGCTGCCTTGGCAGGTGCGGCTGCCTTAGCAGATGGCGCTGCTGTTCTGCCTTGAGCTCTAGCTTCGCGCTTGCGTATGGCATCCTTGGTCATGCTCTGACCACGAGGCACTGGTATCTTCTGAGAGCCGTATGCTGCTGCTAGTACATCAGCCGGAACGCCTGCTTTCAACAGTATCCCATGCACTGCGTTGCTGTCTTGGGGAGAACCAGCTGCTCGCCATGCGTTGCCCAGCTTTTCAGGTGTTATCTGCTGCGTAACCTGGCTGGCCTGTTTCTTAGCCCAGTTTGCTATGCTGCTAGCTATGCCTTTGATATCAGCTTCGCTTAGGTTAATGCTTTCTGATGTGCTGGACTTTTGATCTGCGGACGCAGCTCCGGTGGCTGCTCCTTGCACGCCAGCTGAAACGCGGTGCCAAAACTCAGCAGCTTTTTTAGCACTTGCCAGAGCTGCGTCTTTTAGCTTGGTGTTGTTTAGTAGAACATCTTCTATGTTCTTTATGTAGTCATCGCTGCGAAAGAAATTGCTCAACGTCTGATATATCTTCGCTGATTTACTGTAATCGTGTGCATCAAATGCTTCATCTGCGAGTTGAAGCAGGCGTTCGTATTTGGCATGAGTGCCCGGT